AAAATGATATTAATATTAATATATCATAATAAAAAATGACCACCAAAAACTTCGTAGTATCCTTCGCAAACAGTGACGCGGGTTCAGAAGCAGTTCTTGTAGGATACAATCTCAAAATTATGGAGATTATGATGCTTATCGACAGTTGACCTGATTATAAATCAGCAAGCAAAAATAAACATAATTATATATTTCACTACCTCTCTAACAATTCAATGTTTATAGAGAATGTTATTTACGCTTACGGGATCGAAGAAGCGTTATTAAATTATAACACAAAATATGGTATTAACAATATTATTAATTCTCATTGTAATATGACTACCAATCTCGCTGCATCAGTCATTGACAAAATAGTATGTATTTATGAGGTTGGAGACATTAGCGTCCCAGCAGTAAAAATTGAAAATAATAATTAGAATTTGACATTACACATTACAATACACATCACAAGCGACACATTACACATTACACACTAAACACTACACGCGACACATTATATATTTAATATTTTCTTTATATTTTTTATATCTTCTTTTAGTGTATTATTTTCGTCTTTAAGTTTTTTCATTTCTGCATTCAATTCTTTTATAGCTTCTACAAAAACAGCCCCAAGCCTTTCGTAGCATATTGTTAAATAATTATTACCAGACTCTGATATTATTTCTCCATTTTCATCTATTATACTATCAAATGGTGCTATTTTTACAACTTCTGGTAAAACTTTTTGAACTTGTTGAGCACTTAATCCAATTTCATTTTCGTATTTAAATCCTTTTTCTATAGCTAAATTATTAGGTACATATCTATATCCTGATAAACTATCTATAATTTCTAAAGAATTAGTTATATTTGATGTAAAAGTTTTCAATCTTTCATCAGAGTAAAAACTCGTTATCTTACCTGTTGCTATTATATTTCCGATAACGTGTAATTTTTCAATAGGACTTTCATTTATATTTTGCGTATCTTTAAATCTGCCATTTCCACCTATTCCAAAACTTCCTGTATTGGTGATAACGCATTCAACAACACCTTTAAACTTAAATGTTGCAATATTCCCTCCTCCTATTTGTTCGCATATAAATGCACTCTGTGATTGGTTTCCCGTTACCATTAGAGCACCAATTTTTGTATAATCTAACGCATCATATACTATATCAACACTCCCATTAACTGTTATACCTTGTTCGAAAACAACAGTGTTTTTAAATATAAAGTTTCCAGAGTTTGCAGCAATTACAAAATTATTATTAGTTAATGTAAAGCATTTATTATTTATACCTCCGTTAATAACTCCAGCATTAATGTTATCAAGAGTAAAATTATTTATACGTGTTGAAATATTATTAGAATTATTTTGAATAACATTAATACCATTTATTTTATATATACCATTTATAGTATTTATGTCTCCAAACACATTTAACTTAGAGTTATCACTTGCGTTGTCTCTACCACCAATAGAAACACTATAAGTTGAAGATGTTGTATCTGTTGGGAAAAAAATAGCATTTTTACCATTTGTTGTTTCAACGCCCCATTTTGAAGAACCTGTATTTGCTATACTTATTATTCCAGTCTCAGGTGATATTCTAAAGTCTGATCCTATTTTTACAATTCCTGACTTTGTACTTGAAGCTAATGCATACTCTCCTATTTCATCATAAGAAAATGGTTTTTCATTTATATATATTTTTCCAAATTGAGGTAGTTTAATATTTCCGCCAATTATAAGATAATTTGATGCAGTATTAAAATTGTTTGATGTACTATTAAGATTTGTCGATGTGGTAGTCGGCTCTTCCCATCTAAATAACCTTGTTTGAACAACACTTTCTGTATTATTACCTAATAATATCCCACCTATTACATCTAAAGATTTAACACCTATTCCTCCTTGTGAAACACGAAGAGGTCCTTCTGTAATATTTAAAGCATTTATATTAGTAATATTTCGTCCATCACCAGAAATATTTGGAGAAATTAATGTATTTGTATTTTCATTATACCGCAATAATCCAAATTGTACAATATTGTTATTACTACCACCTATCAATAGTTGCGAAGGATTAATAACTGATGTACCTGTTCCTCCTCTTGCAGTATTAAGAATACCACTATTAATGTTAGAAGTGTGAATATTTGTAATATTAGAACCATTTCCAATTAACAATGTTCCTCTAATTGTTCCATTAATATCAATTTCGTGTAGAGGATTATTATTTCCAATACCTAATCTTCCTTCCAATAATGTTTTACCATATATTTCCAATACATTATTTGTATAAATAGCGGTTTTGTTAATTTTTAGATTATTTCCATTTTCAATTTCATATCCTACAATATTTGATGTTACAATATCATTAGATATAAATGCTTTACCTGAAATCGTTGTATTTCCATTTACATGGAGTTTATTTAAAGGAGATGAATTATTAATTCCTATATTACCATCACCCGATACAGTAAAATAATCAAGTGGTGTTCCTGCGGAGTTGTTCTTTTGAATTCTATATTTTCCGCCTATTGATTCTACATTCCATCTTCCTGACATTTCTATTAATATAGTTTTTTATTCTTATGTTTAAATAGTTAAACGACAGTTAAACGACATATATAAAAATGCCAAATAAATGCGATAATGTTATATCATTAAAGCAATACGGTTCTACTTGTTGGTTTAATAGTATTTTGATGAGCATCCTTTATAGTGATGAAAGTAGAAAACTATTACTCGAAAAGTGTAAAAGTTGGGATAAAAAAATTATTGTATATGAAACAATTCATCATATTTTAAAAAATAAATATTTGAGAACAGACAATGTTAATAATGATTATTCTTACTTTGATAAAATAAGACCTGAAACCATTTTAAAACAATTATATGAACATAATAATAAAAAGTTTCCATTCGATCCCGAAAAATATAAAAATTATGGTTATAGATCTGCTATGTATATTAGAAAGGTTTATAAATTACTAGGTGTAAAAGTATTATATTTGGATAAAATAGGAAACGAATTATATTATTCAATTTACAATAATATTACATTAATATCATTAAATAATGGAAATGTTCAATATAAAAAAAATTTTAAAGAACTTTCAACAATTATAAAAAGTTTTCGAGAACCTGATGTAATTATTGTTAACTCTAACTATTATGGTGATACATTTATATATCCAGAGCGTTACAATTTAAATAGCGAAATGTTCAAAAAAACCTTTATGAATGAAATTAAAAATATAAATCACAAAGACTTTTTAACACAAATTAACGATTTAAAAACCAATATTAACTATAACAATCAAGAATATGTTCAAGATTCTATATTATTAACTAATTGGAATGATGAACATCCAGGAATTGGCGGACATTCTATTGCGGGAATAACATGTAAAGGTGATAAATATGTATATAATGGTTGGACAAGAACAACAATAGATGCAAATATTGGTAAAAATAACAAATTTGATGATAAAATACCTTGTGAATTAATGAGGTTTGATTGGGATCTACATAAAAAAAATAATGACTTTTGTTTAAATTCTAAAAAATGTGTTTTAGATATTATGGATTTAAAAACAAGAGTTCAAAAACTATGTTTTTCATTTAACCTTGGTGTTCGTGAAATAATATATGTTAAAAAAAATACAAATAGTAATTTAAATATTAAAAAAAGTGATGATTGTACAACAGAAAAGGTTATAAATCCTCTAACAAATAGATGTATAAAAATAAAAACTATTAATAAACTTCCAAAAAGTCCATTAAGCAAACCAGAAATACAAGAAAAAATATGTCCCGAAGGAACTGTATTAAATCCAAAGACAAACAGATGTAATAAAATTAAAACAGATAAACCTAAAAAAATAGATAAGTCTGATAAAGTAGCAAAAATATGCCCCGAAGGAACAGTATTAAACCCAAAGACATACAGATGTAATAAAATTAAAACAGATAAACCTAAAAAAATAGATAAGCCTGATAAAATAGCTAAAGTATGTCCTGAAGGAACTGTTTTAAACCCCCAAACAAATAGATGCAATAAAATTAAAAAATAAATTTTTATATGTTTATAATAGAAATGCCTAATAAATGCGATAACGTTATATCATTAAAACAATATGGTCCAACTTGTTGGTTTAATAGTATTTTGACGAGTATTCTATATAGTGATGAAAGTAGAAAGTTATTGCTATTAAAGTCTAAAAATTGGGATAAAAAAATTCTTGTATATGATACAATTTATCATATTTTAAAAAATAAATATTTGAGAACAGACGATGTCTATAAAGATTATAGTTACTTTGATAAAATAAGACCCGAAACCATTTTAAAACAATTATATGATCATAATAATAAAAAGTTCAATCTTGACCCCAAAAAAAATATAATGTTAGGTTATATATCTGCTTTGTATATTAAAAAGATTTATAAATTACTTGGTGTAAAGGTTTTATATTTAGATAAAAAAGATGATAACTTGCATTATTCAATTTTCAATAATGCAAAGATAATATCTAATAATAATGGTGATCGTAAAGATACTCTAAATACTAAAGGACTATCGAATATAGTAAATAGTTTTAATGAACCAGAAATAATAATTGTTCATATAACCACTTCAGAAAATAATCCAAATGTTGTACATTATCCAGAACATTACTTTTTATCTGGTAATGAAATTCTTAAAAAAGCGGTTGGTTATCAAAATAAAAATATTGAAGAATTTTTAACTCAAATAAACAATTTAGAAGAAACTATTAAACTTAACGACGAAGAATATATTATTGATTCTGTATTATTATGTAATTGGAACCACGAACAAAAAGGCATGGGTGCACATTCTATTGCAGGAATAACCTGTAAAGGTGATAAATATGTATATAATGGATGGGCGAGATCAACAATTGATCCGAATATTGATAAAAATGAAGAACTTGTCGATGAAATACCTTGTGAATTAATGAGGTTTGATTGGAATTTGCATAAAAAAAATGACTTTTGTTTAAATAAAAAAAAATGTATTTTGGATATTATGGATATAAAAACAACATTAAAAAATTTGTGTTTTTCATTTAATATAGGTATTCGTGATGTAGTATATGTAAAAAAAAATAAAAATAGTAATTTGAATATCAAAAAAAATAAAGAATGTGATATAGAAAATGTTATAAATCCTCTATCAAATAGATGTATAAAAATAAAAAGTATAAATAAAATACCTTTAATTCCATTGAGCAAACCTGAAATATCTAAAAAAAAATGCCCTGAAGAAACTGTGTATAATCCTCTAACAAATAGATGCAAAATCCCTAAAATAGATAAACCTGTTAAAAAAAAACTTGATAAAGTAGTTAAAGTATGTCCCGATGGAACTGTATTAAATCCAAAGACAAATAGATGTAATAAAGTTAAAATAGATAAACCTATTAAAAAAGTACCTAAAGTAAATAAAGTAGATAAAGTACCTAAAGTATCTAAAGTATCTAAAGTATGTCCAGAAGGAACTGTATTAAATCCAAAGACAAATAGATGTAATAAAGTTAAAATAGATAAACCTATTAAAAAAGTACCTAAAATACCTAAAGTAGCCAAAGTATGTCCAGAAGGAACTGTTTTAAATCCAAAGACAAATAGATGTAATAAAATTAAAAAATAAATATTTTTTATAAGTTTATAATAGAAATGCCTGGTAAATGCGATAATGTTATATCATTAAAACAATATGGAAATACTTGTTGGTTTAATAGTATATTGATGAGTATTCTATATAGCGATAGAAGTAGAAAGTTATTGCTTGAAAAGTCTAAAAGTTGGG